CAGGGGCTGATTCCATAAGGGTTTCAGAGGGGTACTGTTTCTGTCCGTACCAATTTTGTACCAATCAAGCTCTTTTCAAGCTTCCCGAGTTCGCTCCAATCGGTGCTGGAGCTGATCCATCGGGCGTAGGTCGACAGCAACATCTGAACGCTATGACCGAGCTGAGTGGCAATAAACGCAGGGTTCATCCCCGACATGAGGCACATGGTAGCGTAAGTGTGCCGGCAGTTGTATTGCCGGCGGGCGCGAATGCCCAAATGGGTCAGTGCCGCCTGGAAGTGCTTGTCGGTCACACTGGACTGTTGGATGAACTCGAAGTTCTTGGTCGGTGGGAACACAAATGGCGACGCCTCCTGCTTACGACGCTTCTGCAACGTGCGTTGCTGGGCCTCGCGCTCGGCTTCCTCGATGGCGTGCAACGCGCGACTGTTGAGCATGACCTGCCGGTCGTTGCGGGTTTTGGTGCGCTCCTCGATCTTGTAGTCCGCGACGATCCGACACACGTTGACCAGGCGCTGCTCCTTGTCGACTTCTTCCCAGCGAAGCGCCGCCATCTCACTGGGGCGCATGCCGGTATAAAAGGCGAACTCGAAGTACGCCGCGTAGATCCGCATCGAATGGGTCAGGGTCTTATAAAGGTGGTCAATGATCGCGTCGGCCTCTGCCACCGTGAATGGGTCGATCGGCTTTCTGGTCCTCGCTGGTAATTCAATCGACTCGACCGGATTGCGATTGATCAGCCCGTCTTTGACCGCAGTGCCGAACAGAGTGGTCAGCCGTTGGATGGCCGAGCGCTTCACGCCCGGCGAAGTCCATTCGATGTCGCCGACGATCTTGCGCAGCATCACCGAGGTGATGCTGTCGATCGGTAGCAGCGCCAAATAGGGCATCCAGTACAGGTTAAGGGAGGCACGATAGTTCTTGCGGGTACCTGCCACTATCTCTCGGCTATTCAGCCACTCCTGGGCGTACTCCCCGAAACGGGAAGTCGCCGAGTAGCTGGCATAGGCGGAGTTGGGGAACAGCTCGGTATAGCGCTGATCGTCGAGTACGCCATGTTTAATCAGGCTGGCTACGTTAGCGCGTAGATCGGCGGCAGCTTTAATCCCTTTCGGCGTTTGGGGATAGGGGAGGGTCTCGCAGCGGCGTTGCCCGTTCCAGGTGAAGCGAATGCGGACGGACTGTCCAGCAAATTCAACTCCGGTGGGCAATCCCATTGGCTTTCGAGCCATGCCTCGTATCTCCTGATGCTGTAATAAATGCGGCTATCGATGGTGTTCCAGACACCTTTGGGGATGACCCCTCTGGCGCGTTTACCCTGCAACGCTCGGCGGGTTGTGCCGACCAGTTCGGCCATCATATCTTCCGGAATCTTGTCGATCTGGTAAGTCTGGAGCGTCGATTCTGCGGCGGCATCGAAGTGCGTATATCCCAAGAACGGCTGTGCTGGAGACCGTCCGTGAGCGATCAGTGACGCCTGGTGGCTCGCGGTGTCGTGCAGCATTTCGTGGTTGGTAAATACTTGGTTAGGTGCGCTGATCCGATTCATGCGACCTCCTGTGATGCCGGTTCCAGTAGTACGGCCATAGCCAGGGCTTGCTCGCGAAGAGTAATGGAGTCACGTTCGAGCTTTTTTCCGGTGCGGAAGGCGCTGAATGTCTCAGCGGCGACCCTCAGTTTCTCAGCGATGGCGAGCAGGATTTGACGTTCTGGTTCGCCTAGTTTTGAAGCGGCCATTGCACGCTCGTAGTGGGCGTAGAGTTGCTTGTAATGACCTCTCGCTTGTTCGAGCGAGAGCTCAAGGCTTTGAATCGCTTGTGAGTTGTCGGACTGTTGGATGGCTTTACCTTCGTCAATACCCTCAACGCGGCCATCATTCCGGCCACCTCGATAGCCTGTCCAGTAGAGAAGGGCAACTGCAATGATGAGGACGATCAGAGCGCAAATTTGAATTGTGGTCATGTGCTGTGTACCTCGGTAAAACCCACCGCCGGGATTCTTGGTGAGAGGCGGGCGGTGGGGTGTTGTTTGGGGTTGAGTTACAGGGTGGCTTCGTACAGTGGTACGTCCCCGATTGCGCTTTGGATCTTCTGGCGAACGGCGTTGTAGGCCTCTTCAAGCACCTTGTCCGGGCGCACCAGCTCGAACCACATTTGCAGGCGGCCTTCCAGAATGCGATAGCGGAAGCGGGCCGGGACGCAGAACGCGTCGCCACCAAGGAACGGTTTCACGGCAATGAAGAATTGTTCGGGGATACGCAGTTGGCCTGCTTCGCCGGCACGACCGTCGATTTCTTCGTTGTAGGTCAGTTGCACCTGCCCGTTATCGAGGCGGGTACCTTGGCGAAAGGTGATGTTTTTCTTGGCTTCCAGGGTTCGGCTGATTTCCAGCATGTCGGCAGGGCTAGGGTCGTTCACTTCGTTTGCGCGCTGGGTGATGTCCCTGACGTTCTCTTCGATGAACTCGGCGAACGTTGCTTGATCCATGCGCTTGCGGTCGTTCTCTTTCCAGCGGCCCCATTCGATGCTGGTAGGGCAACGGTACGTGGCCACGTGTTCGCGCCAGGCGGGGGCAGTTGGCTGGTGGTAATCGATAACCGCCAAAAAGGTCCGGCCTTCGGGGCCGTTGCAAAACACTGCAGTTGCGGCATCGGCGAAGCGGTTCACGTATGCGATGAAGGACTCGGCATCAAGCACAGTGAGTTTCTGGCGCGTGCGAGTGGGGTTTGGCAACAGGTGTTCGAGGTCTTTGATGCTCACGCTGTCTGGTAGCAGTGCAATTGGCGCCAACAGCCCTGGGTGATCGATCGGCTTGCCGATTGCCTGGGCAAGGGTTACCAGTTCTTGAATCGCTTGTCGCATTGGATGTGCTCCATTGGTGATGCTGTGGTGAGAGGTTTTGAAGTCAGAAGTTACTGACTGACGTGGCGCAATTTGTCGGGCGCGTGTTCTTCGCTGACGGTGCGCAGCGGCAGGTCTTGTTGCCGTGGGTCGCGGCGGGTCAGGTTGCCTTCTGGCGTCAGGAAGAACAGCGATGTGCCGCGAGACAAGATCGGTTCTTTCGCTTTGACGTCGGCCTTGATGGTCATCTGGCCGCTGCCGTCAGGCTTGTAAATCAGCTTAATGTTCAGCTCTCCGCCCTTGCCGGTCTGGCGGATAGCATCGATAAGGCTGTGTTGGGTTTCGCTGAGTTCATCAAGTAAGCCTCCGGCCTCAATGTCCCGTAGCGTGTCTATGAAGGGACGTGCTTTGCTCATATGCTGTGCCTCAATGAGTGGATGTTGTTTACCCCTGGACGGCAGGGGCGCCGTTGAATCAGGCTGCTGTCTTCGTTGCTTGAGAATCGAGGTAGGCGGCCAGGTCGTGCAGATAAACAACCGCTGTGCCTTTATTTCCTGCTCCGCCTAGGCGGGTCACTTTCAATTGAATTCGCCCAGCGCTGATGCGGCGTAGTAGGTAGCGGTCGCTAGATATGTGAGAGAAGTAACGCTCACGGATGGCTGATAGCGTTGGGCATGGTGTCGCCCATTCCTTTCGCAATTGGTCAATGGTGTTGCTCACGCAGCGTCCTCCCCGAGCCCCTCCGATGGGGGCAGCAACTTGAGCCGAATCAGTTCAGCGAGGCTTTCTTTGCTTTTGCCCATGCCTGCAGCGCAGATTTGGCCCTTTACATCAGCGACCACGGCGCCGAATGGATACTCGGGCGAGTTGGTCGGGGTGACATAGGCCACTTGGCCTTCTTGAATCACGTCGTTGACGCAGCGAAATACCTCGGCCAGTTCCACTGTGCGGAAAGGCATGCTGTCCAGCAGGTCAATGGCTTCGCTGGCGGCGCCGATCAGTGTGGCGCGGCTAACCACGCCCGGGCTGCCCAGGTAGATGGGGATCAGCCTCAGGGCGCCGAGGGCTTGTGTGTAGGCATTGAAGTAGTTGGTTTTCATGCGGCTGCGTCCTTGTGCGTGATGGTGACGCCCAGCTTCTTAGCCAGCCATTGCACGCCGGCCTCGGTGACCATCACTACTGCGTAGTGCTTGTAGCGGTTGGTGGTTCCGATCTGGACGCTGCGCGGGTCTGAAAACAGATTGCCGCCACCACGGTGGTGGCTGGCCAAGTCGCCGCTTTGCGTCAGCACATGGAGCGCACGCAGTTGCTCGCGGAATTTCCGGGGTTTGAGTCCGAGCACTGCGGCAGTTTCGTCCAGGGTGCGGTTCATGGCGCTGTCCTCAGGCGACTGCTGCACGGACGTGCAGCGTGTCCACGATGTCATCGACGTTCGTGAACAATTCATCGAAGGAGCCATCGTTTGTCAGCCGCAAATCGCCAGGAGCAACCTGGATTCCGTTTTCGCTGCTGTGCGGTTTTACGGGGGTTGCCACCACGCGATCCATGTGAAGTACGACGCCGCCGCGCTTTCGGATGAAGTCTGCTTCGTTGTTGAACCGAATGTCGCTGACGACGAAGCCGCGTGCGGTGTCGTGGGTGCGTGCCAGTAGGTCGAGGTTCTGCGCGGCCAATAGCAGCCATAGTTCAGGGTGCACGCTGTTGCGGCCCCACTCGGTACCCAGGGACTGCATCAGCTCGCGAGGTGAGCGTCCCAACCATGGCAATGCTTGTTCCTTTTGCTCGCATTCGAAGTCGCACGGGCTCAGGTTGAGGATGTGCATTAGGCCGTCACGCAACGGATCAGCGAACGCGTAGGACTGGAATCCGTGATTGTTAACCAGGTGTTGTGCCGCCGTGTCTTTGCCCGAGCGAGCCCGCCCGGTAAGGCCGATTAGAAGTGTCGTCATGCTGCGTCACCCTCGAACGTCGAGAAGGCTGCGGCATTGGTGAGGGCTTGGATGGCCTCGGTATGACCTTTGGTGGTGATCACCAGCAGGCCGGTGCGGCGCTGGATGGCTTCTACTGCTGCGCGGCTACTGCATGCCGTTGGGTGCAGGTAGACCGGGCAGCGGGTGTCGTTGTGCTGTGTGGTTTGCATGGCTCGTACTCTTTGGTGAGAGGTTTACGGAGCCAAAATTAGTATCACTGATAAAATAAGTCAACAGTGATACTTATATTTACTGATTGATTTCCAATTTGCACAAAAAAGCCCGCTTGTGCGGGCTTCGGTAATGGGATTCAAAGGTCGACAATTTTCCGTCTAGCTCTGCCGCAAATTGACCACTCTTCATTCATCCGGATTATTCGATCGGGCCAGTCAGGGTTGGTCGCGTAAAGGTAAAATTCGGTGCCTTCCTGTCGGAGTTGCTTAAGAGTGACAGCTTCGTCCCTATAGCGCTTCGCGACTACGACATCACCCGAATTCCATTGCATGTCGGGGTCGATTACCACTTTGTCACCAGGCTTGAAGTCTGGCTCCATACTAAATCCTTCGACGCGAAGGATGAATGCTCGTGGACCTGCAGGGCCGCCAGCTTCTACCCAGTCGTCTGCATCTTCAGGTTGAAAGTTTTCAACCGCTTCACAAAAAGCGCCTGCTTTTACGTAACCAATCACGGGCAGTAATCTCCCCGCTGACCCCATATCCGTCGTGTTTTGTACCTTCGGCTCGTATTTGCCCAATGATTCAGCAACGCCGCCTTGGCTAGTTGAAATCGTCTCGACCAACCGAGGGCTGACAGCTTCTGGAGGGAAGTTCAATGCCCGGCTCAGGCTCATTAGAGCGGATATGTTCAGCGGTATTTTTCCTGTCATGTACTGACTAACCACACTTTGGCTGGCCCAGCCGCATTCGTGCGCGACCTTTTCCTGATTCAGGGAGGGGTCGGCCGATTTTCGGGCCTTGTAGATCGCCTTGAGACGCGCTGCTTCTTCAGCAGAATGTGTATTTTTTTCGCTAGTCATGGCAGGAAATATATTAGCGCCACTTATTCCTAGCAAAGAGTATTGCTTATATTTTTCTTGCCTGAAAATAGAAGTAACACTAATATTCATCTGAACGCCCATCGAGGAAAAAGGGATGGAAACTGAATTTGGAGTTCCCTTGAGGGACTTCGCAAAAGGGCGAAGTCAGCCAGAGCTGGCGGAGCTGCTCGGCGTCACTCAAAGCGCAGTGTCACAAATGCTCCATTCGACACGAGACATTCGGGTTCGAAGCGAGGGGCTGAACAAATATGTAGCGTTCGAGATACGGCCAATAGGCAGTCGTCGGAAGCAATAGATTGAAAGGATGCCGGGCTGGGGCCTCTCACCATAAGAATCCCCCAG